CCGCAAGGCCGCAACCCCGCCGCCCCCCAAGACATGGCGCCAGGTGTGGGCAGAGGCAGGCTGCAAGCCGATTCCGCCGGATGTGGAGATCACGCCCGATGCGTTCGCAATCCCCCGCCGCGGCAAGCCCGACCACCTTTACGTTTACCGCGACCTTGACGGCACCCCGCTGTGGGTCGTCACCCGGTGGGACGCGGTCGAGGCCGAGAACCTCACCAAGCTGTTCCTGCCTTGGCAATTCCGCATTGACGGCTGGCAGCGCGGCGGCGTGCCGGCGCCCCGGTGTTTGTACGGCCTCGAGCTGCTCCCCGGCAACCCTCGCAACGTGGTCATCGTAGAGGGCGAGAAGGCCGCAGAGGCCGCCAGACGCCTTCTGCCGACCTCGCCGGTGCTGAGTTGGGCCAACGGGGCCGCGAGCGTCACATCGACCGACTGGAGCGACCTCAAGGGCCGCAAGGTAGTCATCTGGCCCGACGCCGACGCGCCGGGGCTGGCTGCCCTCAACGAGATTGCCAACCTGATCGCCCCGATCGTGGACGGGCCGGTGCGGTACGTCGACGCCGGCAACGTGGAGCCGGGGTTTGACGCCGCCGACCTTGGCAATATGAGCCCGGAAGCCGCCTTCCAATGGGTCAAGGCGCGCCTCAAAGTCTGGAACCCGCCCACGGCCGTTGAACCGCTGGCCGAGGTGCTGCCGCAGGAACCGGTCGTGGAGACCAAGCACGTCCCGGACGCCCGATGGGGCGAGTACGGCCTCGAGCTGCGCGCCAGCGGGACGCCGCACCCGAGCATTGACAACGCCGTTCGCATCTTGGGTCACAAGATCCCTGCCGGCGACATCCACTTCGACAGTTTCTTGAACCAAATCCGCATCCGCGGGACGAACGGCGCCTTCATCCGGCTGGTCGATCACCATCTCGTCACGCTCACGATCGCCATCCAACGCGACCACCTGATGCAGGACATGAAAAAGTCCACGGTCGCCGACGCCATTGAATTCTACGCTCGCAGCAACACCCGTAACTGTCTGACCGAGTGGCTCCAGTCCCTTCAGTGGGACAACGTCGCCCGCGTGGAAGACCTGATGACGATGGGGTTCGGGGCCGAGGACAACGAGTACACCCGCGCCGTGTCGCGCAACTTCCTGATCGGCATGGTCGCTCGAGCGATGCGACCTGGCTGCCAATTGGACACCCTGCCGATCTTGGAAGGCGCACAGGGCATCGGCAAGTCGCAGGGCTTGCGCGCACTCGCGGGACAATTCTATGCCGACATTGACACCGCGATGGGCACCAAAGAATTCGCCGAGCAACTGCAAGGCAAGTGGCTGGTGGAACTCTCCGAACTCAGCGCCATGCGGCCGTCTGACGTTGAAAAGGTCAAGTCCGGCATCACCCGCACCGTCGACGTCTACCGCGAGCCGTTCGCCGTGCTGGCATCCGACCATCCCCGTCAATGTGTGTTCGCCGGGACAACCAACGCCGAGAACTACCTCGTCGACACCACTGGCAACCGGCGGTTCTGGCCGGTGCGGTGCGGCGTCATCAACCGCGAGTGGATCATCCAATCCCGCGAGGCCCTCTTTGCCGAGGCGCTCCACCTGTACACCCACGGGACAAATTGGTGGACGATGCCGGGAGACCTTGCACGCAAAGAGGTCGATAGCCGTATGTTCGGGGATGCACTCACTGAGCGCGTCCGCGCCTACACGGAATCTCACGGGACAAATGTCCGCATCAACGAAGTCCTTGAGGCATGGGACGTGCCAGAAGCTCAGTGGTCGGCACCGTTACAGCGCCGCATCGCCGACGCTCTTCGAGCCTTAGGATGGCAGTCGACCAAAAGTAACGGCAGGCAAGTGTGGCGGGCACCCACGGGACAAATGCCGATAGCACCTGGCACGGTAAGCAACATCCGCCGGCTCTAAAAAAATGCCTCCCAAAGGATAGACCGATGGGAGGCAAACGCGCGCGAGAGGGCACGCGCGGAGACTCGATCAGTTTAACACGGCCGATCGGCCGGCCGGCCGACGCGCGAAGCGCCGGCCGAACGGTTCCGATCAATGGTTTTTCAGGTACAGGTATACGTTAGCCGCTACCAGTACCGGAAAAGCGAACCACAATGGGGCGCCCATTGCGATAATCAGTAGGGCAAGAAATGCACAACCCTTGAGAATGTCATAAGTAACGTCAAACAATGTCATACGTCCCCCATATTGACAGCGAAACCCTCTCCGGTGCGCGCTCGAACGGCGCCGATCCGCGCGACGACGGCCGGCGCCGTTATCCGTTTGAACCGTAGACCAACGAAAACCCCTTTCGGGTCGGCCGGCCGGTAATCGTGCGCATCCCCATCAATGACTCGCAATGTCCGACCGTGAATTGTCGCACGGGTCGGAACTTCGCGCCCCATGAATGGCACGGCAACATTCAACCCCATATCAAGCGCTTCCAGCATATCGGCCGCGCGATTCACCGGATCATAGCTGTACGTCAAACGATAATTTGTTGGCAATCGCGGGACGCGAAAACGAGCCGGAATTTTAGTGTAGTCGTAAAACGACACTCTCGGGAAAGCTCGCATCATAGAGTCATGCGTGCCAGGCCTAACCCGAACCCCGTACACGTCGCGAGCCCATGCGACTAGTTCACGGGACAATTCGAGCCCCATGCGCTCATATGCGTTATCCGACGTCGCATTCGGCCGAACGGCCGGCCGCATCCCTAGCACGCGCGCCGTCGCAACGTGCCGGACAATCTCCGAAAACCATACCGTTAAAAACGATTCCCGATCGTTCCAGTAGAACCCCGTCCTATTAATGCGGGCGCGCTCTTTGCCGACGGCATACGCCCGATTACCGGCACCGTCCAGGCAAAGATCCCGACAACCGCCGGCATACGCACATACCGTTTTTCCGCCGGCGCTGTCGGCCGGCGCCAAATGCAGCGGTAACGTCAAAACATTAAGTTTTGTACTCTTACTCGTTTTCGGGTTTTCTAGTGCGTCGGCAGAAAGCGCCCGCACGCCATGTTTTTTTGCGACGGCTCGAGCCGCGCGCAATTGCGCCGGCAATCTCATATGACGCCTTCCTTTGCCAACGAGACGCAATCGGTGCTGGCAATAATGAGATGGTCAATCAACCGAACGTCTATGAGCGCGAGCGCATCCCTCAAACGATGCGTAATCATCTCATCCGCGCGACTAGGCGACGGATTCCCCGAAGGATGATTATGGAAAAGAATCACGGCCGCAGCGCCGTGGTTCAAGCATCCTTTCACACACTCGCGCGGATGCACGCTTGCGCCGTCAATCGTTCCCGTGAAAAGGATCTCCACCGACAAAACACGATGCCGGTTGTCCAAATAAACGAGCCCGAATTGTTCGCGCTCTAGTCCGGCCTGATGCATCAAAAACGCGCGCGCTTCGGTCGGATTGCCGATCGTCGGCCGATCCTTACTGGCGCTCTCGAACGTGTAGGCGCTCGCGCGCTCACATACTTCTGCCGGTTTAGCGCGACGATAGCGCGCGCCAGTCTTTACGAATAATTCTAACATGATTGTCTCCGCATTCCCTTTGTTGTTGTGTCATGGCGCCATTGCCATGCCGGCATAAAGTAGCATGGCAATTGGGGAGCATGCAAGTTTCAGGGTGATACTCCCCAAAGTATCCCTACACTCGCAACTGTATGATTCGAAGTGTCTTTTATACTTTTAGGGATATGGGGATATAAAATTTAATATATAGGTGAGAAAGATATAGATATAGGGATAGATAGGTATATATACCTCTATAGTTATATATATATAGATAGGCAAATCATGGTCCCCGCATCCCTAGAACGAAAAAAACGCATGTGATCCATACACTTGCGCCAGTAGGGATACAGTAGGGAGTATCCCCCATGCTCCCCGATCCTCCCCAACGTCCCCAAAACGTGACTTGGCAATGTCAGGCGACGGCAATGCTGAGGGGGAGAGCTTAGGGACAATCGGTTCCCGTCCCCGTCTCCGTCTCTGCCGGCACAAAATGCGCGCTTGGGCGCTAGGGGATAGCGTACGAGCCCGCCTAGTCGGCCGGCGCCGTCCGGTATATAGAACGATAGATAGCGCGCGCTATGCGGGCCCGATCGGCCGCGCGCACGCATGCGGGCCACACGGCGCGCCGGCAGAGAGAGAGAATCACGGGATACCGTCGCGCACCCCGTCGCTGTCGGCATTCCGTCGCACGCGCGCGAGAGGACGCCAATTTCCGATCGGCCGCGCGTTTTCGGCCGGCCGAGCCCGTGGGTCGCGAGGTTATTGCTCTGGGGGCCCCCTTTCTTGCCCCCCACCCAAAAAAAACTGGCACCTTGGCAATAGATCGTGTATACGGCTTGGCATGAAGCGCAAGTTTGATGGATTGCTGGCTGAGTGTTGCGGGTGTCGTGAGATGCTGCCGCGAGGGCAATTTAGGAAGCGTGTGCGTGGTGGTCGTGTGGTGTTACGGCCTCGATGTCGGGCGTGTGAGAAGCCGGAGCGAGCTGCGGCGGCTGCGACGAGGCGCAAGCGTGTGCGTGGGACGTACACGGCGGCGGACGTGAGGCGGTTGTACCTGGTGCAGAATGGCCGGTGTCGGCGGTGTTTGCGGTCGCTGGCGTTGTTTGGGTATCACGTCGACCATGTGGTTCCGATTGCGAAGGGTGGATTGAATGTGGCGGGCAATTTGCAGTTGCTGTGCCCGCGGTGCAACTTGAGGAAGGGGGCGAGATGACCGAGCAAGATGTTGCCGAGTTGCGCGAGGAGCGTGACTGGATGATTCGGCTGACGGCGGAGTACATGCAGAGTGAGCGGTTGAATGTGCAGGGTGTGTACATGACGATCGGTCAGTGTGAGAACGCCGTGAGGGAGTTGTTGGACTTGCGGAATGTGTTGAAGGATGTGTTATGACCGAGCAGAAGAAGCCGCGTGGATTGGCTGCGATGACGCCTGAGCGTCGTCGTGAGGTACAGTCGATGGGTGGCCGGTCGGTGCCGTCGTCGTCGCGGTGGTTTGCGAAAAACCAGGCGGCGGCGTCTGAGGCGGGTCGGCGGGGTGGTAATCGTAAGGCGATCAAAGAGCGCCAGCGGGCGCAGGAGGCTGAAGGTGGGAATGAATTTCGGTAATGCGACATCCTCGATGCAGGGTGGTACGCCGGTGCAGCGTGAGGGCTGGACGAAGTATTTGACGGTCGAGTCGCCCTACATTGGGGTGTACACGGACATCATCGACAGCGAGACGCAGGCGTCGTGGGTGGGCACGAACGCGGACTTGTTGGCGACGGATTGGACAACGGTCGTGGGAGCGTGACATGACGAACGTAGTGACGTGGACGTGGGAAGAGATCGTGAAGTTCGCCGAGAGGGGTGTGGCGTACACGGAGGGGAACCTCGAGCATGAGGCGATCCTGGTGGCGCGGTGGCTGCATGCCGAGCGTGTGAAGGCGCTGGTTGCGGCGGGCGAGCCGGCACCGGCTGAGACGCCGGCGGAGTGACGCGGGTGTGCCGCCGCTGGTGGGTGTGTGTTGCTGACCGGCGGCGGTGCGCTTGTTGGAGGAAGAGGTGAAGTTCCCGTTAGACCAGTTCATGCGGTTCGCGAACGCGCTCCTGATCGACACGAAGGAGCGTGGAATGATGCGGCTTGGGCAGAACATGCTTGGGACGCAGCGGTGGTTGCTACGGCACATCGTCGAGGGGTTCGAGAACGGGAAGCAGGAGTTCGTGACGCTGAAGTGTCGGCAGGCCGGCATCAGCACGATGTCGTTGGCGCTCGACATGTTCTGGCTGTTCCGGCACAAGGGCATGACCGGGATGCTCGCGGTGCACGAAGACACGGCGCGTGACCAGTTCCGGTCGACGCTCGAGTTGTACTACGCGGGGCTGCCGGATGCGTTCAAGCGTCCGATCAAGGATCACAACCGCAACCAGTTGGTGCTGACGACGGGCACGAAATTGCTGTACCGGGTGGCCGGTACGAAGCGGTCGGGCGGTGGATCGTTGGGCCGTTCGTCGGCGCCATCGTTCCTGCACGCGACCGAGATGAGTTCGTGGGGTGACGCCGAGGGGTTCGCGTCGCTGCGGGCGTCCTTGGCGCAGAAGAACCCGAACAGGTTCTATCACTGGGAGTCGACGGCTCGCGGCTACAACCTGTTCTACGACCAGTGGAAGGAAGCCGAGACGGCGGTGTCGCAACAGACGATCTTCGTGTCGTGGTGGGCGAACGAGTTCTATCGGTACTCGCGCGGGTCGGAGGTCTACAAGGCGTACTATGGCGCGAAGGGTCGCCCGACGAGCCAGGAACGCGAGTGGATGAAGGAGGTCAAGGCGCTGTACGGCGTCGAGATCGACGACGAGCAGTTGGCGTGGTATCGCTGGCTGTCGGCAGAACAACAGACGGACGAGTCGATCCGATTGCAGGAGTACCCGTGGACGGAGAGTCAAGCGTTCCAGGCATCGGGGTCGCAGTTCTTCAATCCTGTTGTTTTGTCGCGCCTTTACCAGGAGGTCAACCGGCTGAAGGCGCCGGAGCATTACAGGCTGACCTTCCGCAACAACTTCACGGAGACGGAGTTGGTGACGGCGAATTCAAAGACGTGTTCGTTGAAGGTATGGGAGAACCCGAGCCGACATGCGTTCTATGTCTTAGGAGCCGATCCGGCGTATGGATCTTCAGAGAACGCCGATATGTTTGTCTGCTCCGTCTGGCGTGTATGGGCGGACGGGGCACAGCAAGTTGCTGAGTTCTGCGACAACAACCTGACGACCGCGCAGTTCGCGTGGGTGATCGCCTACCTTGCCGGCGCCTACGGGCCGTGCACGTTCAACCTCGAGATCAACGGGCCGGGACAGGCGGTGTTGAACGAGTTGCAGAACATGAGGAAGGAGAAGGTGTTCGGCATGCCGGACTCGCGTCCGATCCTGAAGGACGTGTTGAAGTCAATGCGCGACTTCATGTACCGCAAGTACGACAGCATCTACGGCGGGTCGGGTGCGCTGCACACACAGACGACGTTCCAGATGAAGGAACGCATGATGAACAACATGCGCGACTACATCGAGCGAGGCATGGCAACGATCGCGAGCCGCGACCTTCTGGACGAGATGAAGTCGATCGTGCGTGAGGGCGGATCGGCGCCCGAGGCGTCCAGCAACGCGCATGACGACCGCGTGGTCGCGGCGTCGCTCGCGCTACTTGCGTGGAACGACCAGGTGCGCACCAAACTGATGGCCGCCAACGTGACGCGCAACAGCGAGTTGGAGCGGTCGCTTGAGGCGCAGAAGTCGGCAATCGAGGTACGCGGGCCGTCGATGGTTCGCAACTACCTCAAGGATCTGGGGGTGCTGGTGAACAAGAACGACGCGCTGACAACCAACGTGAGGATGAGTCGTGGCACTCGCGTCCAGCGTTAACACGCCGGGTGACGACAACGACCTTGCCTGGAACGACAGGCATCTTCAGTACGTTTGGCTTTGGCTGTTGCGGAACGAGCGCAGTCCGTACTACGGGTGCCCGAGCATGCTGCTGACGGCAATGGATGTCGATCGGCCGCACTGGCCGAGCTTGCGAAAGGCTGGCCGTAGCGGCAAATACTACATCCGTTTCAGCGTCCGCGTGCGGCTCACGGCGCGGTTCAAGGTGGTGCTCTCGGGCGAGTTCCTGCCCCGCATCGACAAGCGCACCCGCAACGGCATCGTCCGCGCGTTCACGTTGCTGCCGCAAGAGACGCCGATCCCTCTGCCGATGCCCCCGTGGATCAGGGGCAGCATCAAGATCACAAGCAAAGGCATCCAGTTGATGGTCTCCAGTGCCTCGAAACCGCGTGTTTTTGGGGAAAAAAGCAGGCTTTTTAATCCGTTTGGGGTGAAATGATGGCTATTTTGAAAGAATTTCGGTGCGCCGCTCACGGGCCGTTTGAGGCGTTCGTCAAAGGTGATAAGGTGCCAAAATGCCCTGCCGGATGCTCTGCGCGGTGGGTTTCGCGCGAAATTCGCACCGCTCCGGCGGCTCGAGGCAACGTCACGGGCCGCATGGACAACCTCCAGAAGGACTTGGCGGCGGATTTCAAGTTGCGAGACCTCAAGGTGGACAAAGAGGGCGGCAACAGCGTCATCAACGAGTTGCGAAAGGGCGAGACGCAGGACTACAGCGCATACTGGGCGCCCGCAAACAAACTGAACATCAAGGAGTTCAGTCCGACAGCGGCTCTGTCATCGCTGAACGCGCCGAAGAAGGCACCGACCAAGATTGAAGGCAGTCACCGAGGGCCGCTACCGGAGGTTTGATGAAGATTCCAACAGACGACATCGAGCGTTTCAACTTCGTGATGGACACGCGCACGAAGTGCACGGCCAGCCGCGAGGATCGGAAGAAACTGTACGCGACTCAGCGATCGTTCTTCCTGTTCGGTTGCGGCCCTGACGCCGACACGCGGGTCATCAACAAGGTCTATCCGCACATCGACCAGTTGGCCGGCCTTATGTACTCGTCGGAGACGACGCGGTTCAGCATCGACATTCCGCCGTCTGTGTCAGATCTGATGAAAGAGAAGATCCCGCCGCTGATGCAGAAACTCAACGACACCTGGCACATGTCGAACAGCGACCTTGTGTTCTCACAGGCGCTGCTGTGGTCGTTTGTTTACGGGTCCATGTTCGTCAAGACCCGCATCGCTGTCGGCGGACAGATTGAGCCGTATGTCGTCGAGCCGCATGACCTTGGCGTGTTGCGCGAGGACGTGTGCGGCCTCTGGAAGCAGGAAGCGTTCTGCCAGTATTACTGGGTCACCGAAAGCCAGATGGAAACCCAGTTGAAGGAGATTGACCATCCGAAACTGGCGCGCATCATGGAGACGGTGAAGGAGCGCCCGAAGCAGCAGCATCCTGAGATGCAGCAGATCCTGAACCGCATTGAGACGGCGGCTTCAAGCCCGACCATGATCGGCAACATCAACTTCGACCTGTCGACGCCTTCGCTGTACCGGCCCAAGGTCGCGGAGAAGTTGGTGCAGATGTCGGAGATTTACATCTGGGATTCGGAGAAGGCCGACTATCAGGTCTTCACGGTCGCAGACCCCGGCGTCATCATCTTCGATCGCCCGCTCGAGCGCATGTTTTTGAAGAACGAGTCGCCGATCATTCAGGTCTGCCCAAACCCGGCGCACGACTACTTCTGGGGCTACAGCGAGGTCGACAAACTGATTCCGCTCCAGCGCATGCGTAACGAGCGCATGGAGCAGATCACTCACATGATGAACTTGCAGGCGCGACCGCCGAAGTTCGGATCTGGCTTCCAAGGCGACGTGTCGGAGATCCAAGACACGATGGATTCGCCGTCTGGCCTCGTTGTCGGCGACATGCCAGGTGCGAAATTGGAGACCGTCTCGCCGCAGATCCCTGACGATTTGTTCCGAGAGATCCGCGAGATCGACATGATGTTCGAGGAGATGTCCGGCATCACGAACGTCATCCAAGGCAAGGGCGAGGCCGGCGTGCGATCGCAGGGCCACGCGGCCAACCTTGCGCGTCTGGGCTCAAGCCGCGCGAAGAAGCGTGCGCTCTTCATCGAAGACCAGTTGGAAAAACTCGCGACGCTGTACATGCAACTCATGCAGGCATACGACACGGAGACGCTGCGCGACAACAAGGGCATCGAGTTCATCGCGGAGCAGTTCACCGATCGGTACATTGTCAAGGTAGACGCGCACAGCAACAGCCCGATCTTCCAAGAGGATCAGCGTGCGTTGGCGTTCGAGTTGTTCAAGGCGAAGGCGATTGATCGTGAATCGCTTCTTGACCTGCTTGACGTTCCCATGAAGGAACTGCTAAAAACGAGACTGCGAACGAAGATCGAACCCGCTGAAGCCGCAGCCGCAGAGGCTGAGAAGCAGGCGGTTGCTCAAGGTGCCAAGGTTCACAAGAAGGGAGCGCGATAATGCGTCACAAGCGGTCGGCCAAGCGCAAGATGCGCCGGTAAAGGAACTCAGGGCATAAGGGGTTGGCGATCTAACACAGGAGACACGCACATGGCTAAGCGTCGTGGTGGTCGCAAGCACAAGCGCAAGTAAGCGGTCTGCCGTAGCGGACTCATGTCTCGCTCCGGTTTCACCGTCGTGCAGGCCGCTGCGCTAATCCCGCAGCGGCTTTTTCATGTCTGTTGACATTGTTCAAAATCGCGGGGTAGAAACACGGCCATGAGCGTACCTCCAGAAATCGCACAAGCACTTGCAGGCGGGGCCGCCGGCGGAAAACCGCCGATGCCGACCACGCCGTCACCCGCTGCTGCGCCGATGATGACGCCGCAACCGAAAGGTGGGAACGAAGCCGGCGCTCGAGCCGACGTGCAAGTGACCATCAAGAAACTCACGATGACCTTGCAGACGTTCCCGCCCGGTACGGAACAGGGCGACGCGATCATGAAGGCGATCGCCGCGCTCACGAAGGCGTTCGGACAGACCGCCAGCAAGGACAAGGAATTGATGCCTGCTGAGATCATGCAGGCCGTCTCGGGGCTTGCTGGCCCCGGAAAGCCGCCGCCGGGTCTGCCGGCGCCAGCCGGCCCCGCTCCACTCCCGACCCCCATGTAAGGAACCGCCATCATGCCTGGTGATCGTCTGTTTGACCCGTCGAGTTCGCTCACGATTCGTCCGCCGCAGGACGACGCAAGCCCGAACGACAAGATCCGCAACCCGCCCCGTTACATGCAGTACGGCGGCCTTGAAGGTCAGAACGCGCGTGGCTTCATGCCGAACGACATGAAGATCCAGACGCCGGGTAACACGCAGATGCGTGTGCCGTTCGACCGCAAGAAGCAGCGGTTCTGATATGGCCGGCGCTTGGCAGCGCAAGGAGGGCAAGAGCCCTCGCGGCGGCCTGAACGAGAAAGGCCGCCGTTCGCTGCGAGCGCAGGGTCACAACATCAAGCGCCCACAACCGGGCGGCGGCCCTCGCAAGCGTTCGTTCTGCGCCAGAATGAGCGGGATGCGAGGGCCGATGAAGGACAGCAAGGGACGCCCGACCCGCAAGGCCAAGGCGCTCTCACGCTGGAAGTGCAAACGGCGCAGTAGTCGACGATAAGGGGTAACGACATGGCATCGCTTGAAGATCTACCGGAGTCGGAGCAGGCAAAAGCCCTCGCTCTGTACCAGTTCGTGCAGGGCAACCCCGACGTTGCCAAGGATCTGCGCCGCAAGGCGCGTGCAAAGAACCCGAACATGCCCGTGCCGGATTCGGACATGCTTGAAGATCACTTCAACTCGGAGATCGAGACCTTGCGGTCCGAACTCAAGAAGCGTGACGAACAGGCGCTCGAGCAGTTGCAGACGCAGCGACGCGCTGACGCGCACGCGCGAGTGCGGGCCGCCGGCTTCGAGCCGGAGCAGGTCGAAAAGACCATGATCGACAACAAGATCGGGGACTACGATGTCGCCATTCGCTTCATGCGGCAGGAGCGCGAACTCGCGCCGGCAACGCCGGAAGCCATCACGCCGATGTCCCTGCCGGATGGCAAGGATCTCTGGGCTGACAAGAATCGTTGGGCAAAGACGCAGGCGTTCGATGCCATCAACGAACTGAAAGCGAAAAGGTTAGGGGCTAGGTGAACAAACGCTGTCGCGGGGATGTGCTGGCAGCCAAACTTTTGACTCAGGAGTAAACGACCATGCCAGTGTTTGGACAAGGCATCGTCCCGGCAGCGGGCCCGATTGCCAACGAATTGACGTACGTCACACGGCGTGCGTTTATCCCCAAGATGGTGGTGCAGTTGTACCAGGCGTCGCCTGTTATCGCTGCGCTGCTCGGCAACTCGCAGACGGCCACCGGCGGTGTCTCGTCGGTCTCGGTGCCGGTGCAGGGCCAGCCGTTCGTCAACAGCCAGTGGACGGACTACAGCGGCTCGTTCCAGCAGCCGCAGGCGCAGCAGGGTGCGTTCCTGGCTGAGTTCAACTTGAAGGCGATCGTGACGCCGATCCCGTTCCTCGGAATGGAAGGCGCTGTGCAGATGGATCACGCCATCATCCCGCTGCTCGAGGCGCGTATGAACGACGCGACCAACAGCATGATCGACGCGATGGCGAACGCGCTGTACAACAACACCACGAACACGCAGCAACTTCTTGGACTGCCAGCGGCAGTAGACGACGGCACGAACACCGTTACCTATGGAAACATCAACCGCACGGCCTACCCGTGGTGGCAGTCCAAGATCTACTCCACCAGCGGCAACCTCAACCGTCTGAAGGCAGTGACCTACATCGCCGCCGCGCAGAAGTACGGCTCGGAGATGCCCTCGTTCGGCGTCGTCGGTATCGGCACCTACCTCGGTCTCGCGCAGGACTTCCTCCAGACCGGCGTCGAGACGTACCAGATCTCGCCGGGACAGGGCTTTGACAGCGACGGCGACCGTCCGCGGTCGGCCTTCCGTGCGATCGACATTGCCGGCGTGCCGGTCTATGCCGATCCGTACTGCCCGGAGGGAACGATGTTCCTTCTGAACAGCAACTACCTCAACCTGTACGTCCACGACCAGGCGTCGTTCGCGTTCACCGGGTTCGAGTCGTTGCTCTCCAATTACCAGTTGGGTTATGTCGGAGCGGTCTTGACGCTGTGCGAGTTGGTGCTGACGAAGCCCAAGACGTGCGTCAAGGTCACTGGCCTTACCCCGGTTAGCATCTAAGGGAGAAGCGCAATGTCCATTCTCAAGATTGCGGTTGCGGGAACCGATTACTACACCGAACAAACGACCACTCAGATCCCCATTTCGGCGGGTGCGAGCGGTACGTTCTCGGCGGCGAACAACATCGCAACGATCACGACCACCTCGGCTCACGGTCTGACGTTCTCGCCGTCCGCTGGCACGCTTCCGAACTACTTCGTGCAGTTCGGTGGCACCACGTCGGGTCTTACCGGAACCGGCATCCTCGTCGGCAACAACTTCCGTATCCTGTCGATCCCGTCCACGACGACGTTCACGATCTACACGACCGTGACGGCGGCGACGGTCACCTCGATGACGATCATCCCGGTGTTCTTCCCGACGTTCATCGCGGCGCTTCTGTCGGGTGCGGCAACCAACAACGTCGTGAACTCGACCACGGGCGCGTTCGGCGTGTCGGGCAACTACCCGAACTACGGCAGTTGCTTTGCCAACTTGGTGTTGGGTTCAAACCTCAGCGGCGTGTACGGTGCCACCAACTCGGGTACGCCGTGGCTTGACGCCACGACGGGCAACACCCCGTCTGTTGGCAACGGTGTCACAGGTACGTCGGCGGGTCAGAACCGTGTTGGCCTTGGTTCTGCCTTTGGCGGCATTATGAACCAGCGGTTTGGTCCGCAGGACTACCTGATTGCCAGCGGCACGTCGGGAACGTCGTACATTTCAATCATCAACTAACTGAAGCAGGGGTGCTGACATGAATGATGGAGTCCTCGATACGTCGGCCTACGTCCGCGTGACCAATCACACGGATCGGGTCATCAAGGCAAAGTACGACGGCGTGGAGTACACGTTCGGTGTCGGCACCCCCGTGGATGTTCACATCCACGCGGCGGGCCACATCTTCTGCTTCGGCAAGGATGACAAGACCAATGCGTTCCATCGTCTGGGGTGGCTTGATGGCCGCACCTACGATGCCGCAAAGGAAATCCTCGACAAGATCACGTTCGAGGAAGTGCCGCAGCCGGCTGTCGATATTTCGTCCAAGCGACGATCCAAGATCAGTAAACCAACACCCCTGGTCAATGCTGGTGCGGATGACGGGGAGGAGGATTCCTCCTCCCCTTCTGATGCTACGGGGACGCTCGGGGATTTCTGACGTGCGGAGGCTGAGTGAATCTTTCGACATACATCACTCAGGTGCAGCGGCTGCTGCACGATCCGAACGCTCAGTATTGGTCAACGGCTGAACTGACGGATTACATCAACGAGGCGCGGAACCGTCTTTGCAAGGACACCCGCTGCCTCCGTCAGTTGGCAACAAACATCACGCTGCCTTACGGGCAGGAACAGTATCCGCTGGCAAGCATCCAAGCGTCGCTGCCAGCGGCGCTGGCCGGGTACACGATCGTCGATGTCATGGGCATCACGATCTACTGGGGCAACACGCGCATCAAACTGGCGTACCTGCCGTGGACGCGGTTTGATGCCCAGTTCCGATACTGGCAGACCATGCAGAGCCGCCCTGTCTGTTACTCGAGGCAGGGCATCGTCAACGTGTACGTCGGCCCGATCCCTGATACGAATTACAACAGCGACTGGGACGTGTCGTTGGTGCCTCCGGCGCTGACCTCGAACAACACACCGGAACCGATCACGGAACCGTGGGTCGGTGCCGTGAAGTACTACGCGGCGTACCTTGCCAAGTTCCGCGAGCAGGCGATGGGCGAGGCCAACCTGTTCAAGCAGATGTACGAGCAGCACGTCGCGATGGAAACGAAGGCGTGGCAGGTTCGCGTTATCCCTGATCCTTACGCGAAGTGAGGATGAGCCATGCCAGGGTTCCCGGCCAAGGAGACGCAGGACAAGGGTGAGCGTCAAACCCTCACGAAAATATTTCGTGAGTTCAAGGGCGTCAACACGAAGAACGACCGGACTGCGATCCCGCAGGACAACTTCTACGACCTTGTGAATTTGATGCCGATCGGTGCGGCCAACCTGCACTCGGTTCCCGACAAGTCTGGCGTGCTGTATGCGTATGGAGCCGACTCGATCTATCGGTTCCAATACGCGAACATCAACAGCACCGACTACCTGATCTGCTTTGCCACGAACGGCAAGGTGCTGGCCTACGCGATCGCGACCAGCACCGTGACGACGATCGCCGCAGCGGGAACGCTGTCCGGCGGCGGCAGCAAGATGGATCAGTGGAAGAACGAAGCCGTCCTGATCGTCGACACCAACGGCTACTTCTACTGGAACGGCACGACGTTCGCGCAGATCACTGGCGGAATCTTGCCGTCGACGCCATTTGTGAACCCGGACATCGCGGTCTACAACAACTACGTCTGGATCGTCAGCAACCGTCTGTTGTACGTCAGCAACCCGAACCAGTACAAGTCCGGGGCTGGCACTGCACTCAGCACGATCGCCAACTTCGCGTCAGGCTCCACATCAATCACAGTCCTCAATGCGTCGTCGTTGATGTCGGCGCTTGGCAACGTCGTGGTCAGCGGCACCGTTACAGGCAACGGCATCC